TAGCCTCTGCGATTACTGATGAAACAGGATCAGGCGCATTGGTGTTTGCTACTAGCCCAACACTTGTGACACCTATTCTTGGAACTCCTACTAGCGGTACTTTAACCAATGCAACTGGTTTGCCTATCAGTACAGGTGTATCAGGATTGGGAACAAACGTAGCAACTTTTTTAGCGACTCCTAGTAGTGCAAACTTAGCGGCAGCTTTGACTGATGAAACTGGAAGTGGAGCAGTAGTATTTGCAACCTCTCCTACCCTAGTAACTCCTGCTTTGGGAACTCCAAGCGCATTGGTTGGTACAAACATTACAGGAACTGCCTCTGGCCTGACTGCGGGTAACGTCACGACAAATGCCAACTTAACAGGTGCAGTTACTTCTGTAGGGAATGCAACTTCTTTAGGCTCATTTAGTTCTGCTAACCTTTTGGGTGCTTTAACTTATGAAACAGGAACAGGATCGGCTGTATTTGCTACATCTCCAACATTGGTGACTCCCATTCTAGGCACACCAACAAGTGCAACATTGACTAATGCAACAGGCTTGCCTTTGAGTACAGGCGTAACAGGCAATCTACCCGTCACCAACTTAAACTCAGGCACATCAGCCAGTGCATCAACATTCTGGCGAGGTGATGGTGTTTGGGCAGCACCATCAGGAGCAGGAACAGTAACAAGCGTTTCAGTTGTTTCTGCCAATGGTTTTGCAGGGACTGTAGCGACTGCCACTTCCACGCCAGCTATTACTGTTTCAACATCCATTACGGGTGTTTTAAAAGGTAATGGTACGGCAATTTCTGCGGCTACTGCGGGTACAGATTATGTAGCCCCAAGTGGTGCTTTGGGAACGCCATCAAGCGGCACTTTAACTAATGCAACGGGTTTACCTCTTACAACTGGCGTGACAGGCACACTACCAGCCGCCAATGGAGGCACAGGGGTAGCAAACAACGCTGCCATGACAGTGACAGGCTCTGGCAACTTTGCCTACACAAGGACTCTGACAGGCACAACAAACGTCACATTCCCTACAACGGGAACATTGTCTACATTGGCGGGTTCAGAAACCCTGACCAACAAAACAATAGCCTTTGGTAGCAACACCTTGTCTGATGTGGCAAGCCTGTCTACAGCCCAGACCTTTACAGCAACAAAGACATTCTCAGGCTCATCTTCAGTGCTTGCAGAAGTTCTAAGCAATGCGGCAGAGGTTGCCACTGTAGAAGCCACAGCCGCTACAGGCACAATCAACTACGACATCACCACTCAATCTGTGCGTTATTTCACAAGTAACGCATCAGCAAACTGGACAGTTAACTTCAGAGCCTCATCAGGTACTTCTTTGAACACTGCCATGTCAACGGGTCAGTCTGTGACTGTGGCTTTCTTGGTGACTCAGGGTGCTACTGCTTACTACAACTCTGTGGTGCAAGTGGATGGCACAACTGTGACCCCCAAGTATCAGGGCGGTACAGCGTATGCGGCTGGTAATGCAAGTTCAGTTGATGTATATATGTACACGATCATCAAGACGGGTAATGCGGCATTTACTGTGTTTACTTCACAGACCAAGTTTGCTTAAAGGACAACCATGCCATTAGTACAAACAAGGGGTGCGGCATCTGCTCAAGGCTTTGGTGAGTTTGCTCAGGCGGCTACTGCTATAACTTATATTGAGGATGTGTTTTCTTGCTTTCTTTATACAGGCACAGGTTCATCCCAAACAATCACCAATAACATTGACTTGTCTACCAAGGGTGGGTTGACTTGGATAAAAGGCAGAAGTGGCACAACTGGTCATCGTTTAACTGATACAGCAAGAGGTGCAACAAAATCACTTGCATCAGAAACAACTGCCGCAGAAGCAACTGAAACCACAGGATTAACTGCATTTGGCACAACTGGATTTACGATTGGTGCTGATGCTGACTACAACACCTCTGCGGCTACCTACGTTTCATGGACATTCCGAGAGCAACCAAAGTTCTTTGATGTTGTGACTTATACGGGGAATGGAAGCACAAAAACAATTAGTCATTCTCTTGGTTCTGTACCGGGTTGCATTATTGTTAAAGATACATCTGACACTTTCTCGTGGGTTGTGTATCACCGAAGCAATGGTAATGACAAAGTAATGTACTTAAATGGTACGCAAGCTGTTTCAACAGATGCAAATGTTTGGAATTCATACACACCAACAGCAACCGACTTTCAAGTTGGTGGCTCATCATTTTCAAATTCTAATGGCGATACTTATGTCGCATACATCTTTGCCCACAACGCAGGAGGCTTTGGCCTGACTGGTACAGACAATGTAATTTCGTGTGGGACGTTTACTACTGATGGTAGTGGTAATTTTTCAGTAAACCTTGGGTATGAGCCTCAATGGGTGATGATTAAAAGCACTAACAATACGGGTGTTAGTGCGGCTCAACAGAATTGGATAATAATGGACAGTATGCGTGGTCTTCTCACGCAATCTGGTAATGGCTTAAGACTTAGAGCAAACACGGCTGAAGCAGAATCAAGCACAAATGATTTTGGCCCAACTGCAACAGGGTTTGAAAGCCTAGGCAACATGAGTGCATCTGCACCATTCATCTACATAGCCATTCGCAGAGGCCCGATGAAAGTGCCTACTGTGGGGACTAGTGTGTTTGCGCCTGTAACTTACACAGGTAACGCTACCGCAAGGTCAATTTCTGGGCTTGGTTTTCCACCTGATTTAGTGTTTCCCAAAATTAGAGATAATGGCGGTGGATTTAATGGAACAATGACTGATAGACTTCGTGGTGCTACAAATTATTTAATTCCAAATGACACATCTGCTGAAGCAACAAACGCTAATTATGTGACTGTACTTGGTCAAGATGGTTTTTCTCTTGGTTCTGGTGCTGATGTGAATAGAAACACAAGCACTTTTATTTCTTGGAACTTCAGACGCGCCCCCAGCTTCTTTGATGAGGTTTGCTTTACTTGCTCAGGTAGTAATACAAATTTACGCATTTCTCACAACCTTGCGGCTGTGCCAGAGTTAATTATTTACAGGGTAAGGACTGGTAGTAGTTGGTTAGTTTACGTTGCATCTAAGGGAAGAAGCACATATCGTTATTTAAATTTAACTAATGCAGATTTTTCTGACACACCAAATATATTTGGTACGGCTGACCCAACTACTACTGATTTTGCTTTAAATGAAGTAGGTGCTTTTACAGGGTCAATCGTAGCCTACCTATTTGCAACCTGCGCTGGCGTAAGCAAAGTAGGCTCATACACAGGCACAGGAACAACGCTTCAAATTGATTGTGGCTTTACAGGTGGTGCTAGATTTGTACTTATAAAGCGTACTAGCACAGGTGGCGGTGGTTGGTATGTTTGGGACACTACACGTGGCATTATTGCTGGTAATGACCCCTACTTGTTCTTAAATAGCACAGCCGCTGAAGTAACCTCTACCGACTACATCAACACATACAGCGCAGGGTTTGAGATTAGTTCAACTGCGCCAGCCGCCATCAATGAAAGTGGTGGCTCATTCATCTTTTTGGCAATAGCCTGATAGGAGTAATTCATGCAAATCAGAACACAAACAGGCGCAGTCATGTACGAAGCAGAATTTCGTGCATACCAAAAAGCCAATGGTGGCCCATCATGGGACATAACAACAACTGAAGTCTTAACTGCTTTGGGTGCTGATGTGGTCTTTGAAGGCGCACAAGCTACAGGTGGTACTGTTTACCAATACTCTCAAGCCTCTGGTGTTGAGCAAGTAGATGGCAAGTGGTATACAAAGTATGTGCTTGGCCCTGTCTTTGTAGATACTACTGTTGAGGGCGTAATAACTACAGCCCTTGAGCATGAGACTGCTTACAAGGCTATGAAAGATGCTGAACAGGCTAAGAGTGTTCGTCAAAGCCGTGATGACAAACTCAAAGAAACTGATTGGAGATTTCGTAGCGATATGACTCCATCACAAGAGTGGAAAGACTACTGCCAAGCATTGAGAGACATCCCAGCGCAGTCTGGTTTCCCTTGGACTATTACTTGGCCTGTTGAGCCACAATAAGGAGCAATCATGGCTGTAACAAGCGCACAAATTGTAGATTTTCTGCTTGCTAATCCAGGCATGACTGATGCCCAGATCGTTGCGGCTATGGAGCAATACGGGGTTTCTCCTGCTCAGATGGCTACGGCTGTTGGGTTAGATGAGGGTGCGGTTGTTTCCCGTGTGGCGGCCACTGTTCCTCAAGGTCAAACAATAACCCTTGGTGATA